CAGGATCCGAGCAATGCAGCTTATAAGATGACTCTTGTGCTTGCGCAGGCATCTGGTGCTGTTGGCTTCGATAATGGTACCCCCGGCCAAACAGTCATGAGTACGGTTACGGCTTCGGCTACTAACCTAGATCTTACGTTCCCAATTGATGACAACTTCACCACGAGCACTGCTCTTGGTTCAGTTATCGGTACGACGGTATGGGGATTGGAAAACAACCCACGTATTCCCGAGATCGACATCAAGGTGGACAGTGTTGCTGTGACGGCAATCAGTAAGAAGCTCAAGGCCAAGTGGACCCCAGAGCTAGGTCAAGACCTCAACGCATACCACAACTTGGATGCAGAGGTGGAGCTTACCTCGATTCTCTCTGAGCAAATTGCTCTCGAAATCGACCGTGAGATCCTTGAAGACCTTATCATGGGCGCAGCGGCTGGTACTTATTACTGGTCACGCTCACCTGGCCTCTTCGTGAACCGCACGACTGGTGCTGAAATTGGTGCATCTTCGGCTGCTCCCGATTTCACCGGTACCGTGAGTGAGTGGTACGAGACTCTGGCCGAGACCATCAATGATGTGTCCGCTCAGATCCATCGTAAGACTCTACGAGGTGGAGCTAACTTTGTCGTCTGCGGACCCGAAGTTGCTAATATCCTTGAATTCACGGCTGGCTTCCGCGCAAGCGTTACCGCTGATGATGATAAGGGTTCCATCGGTTCTGTTAAGGTTGGTAGCCTTTCCAAGAAGTTCGACGTGATTGTAGATCCCTACTTCCCACGTACGGTCATCCTGGTTGGTCGCCGCGGCGGCAGTTTCTTAGAGAGTGGATATGTATACGCACCTTATGTGCCACTACAGACCACACCAACGATCTTCGGTCCCGAAGACTTCGTGCCCCGTAAGGGCGTGATGACTCGGTACGCCAAGAAGATGGTTCGTCCCGATATGTACGGTCTAGTTATCGTCCAAGGTCTCTTAGGTCAGGCCGGTTCTACTACCTAAAAATAGCGTAGTAAAATAAATGCAAAGCCCCCGTCTTTTGACGGGGGCTTTCGCTTGTTAAAACTACTTATAGGTACGAGTCGAAAGGCTCGTCCCATGTTTTTTTGACATGATTATAAAAGGAGGGTTTTAAATTATGGGAACTAAAAGAGTAGGTTTGGCGAGAACCCAAGCACTGATCCAAGGATTAAAGAGAGAGTTGAGTTTGGGGGGCACCACGTTTCTCAATGCCAAGGACGGCAAGATGACGCAAGGCGCCGGAACGGTTATAGCAAACGACACCGCCGCAGTTTCATTGACCGCGAGTGATTCGGGGAAAGCGATTATAAGCAATTTGGCGTCCGCCGCGAAAGTTGTTTCAATCGCTACCGGTCAAGTAGTGGGCTGGACGGTAAGAATCGTTCAAGCCACCGCCCTCGCTGGCAGCGGTCAGTACACAATCAATCTGGTTTCAGGAACAGATACCTTCTGTGTGGGCACTTATGCTAATGTATATGGATACGCCGCAGGCGGCAAGCACGCTACGGCATCTAATGACCAACTTGTGATCGCTGGCGCAGCCACCAATAGTGGTCACGGTAGAGGTAGCACGATAGATATCACATGTGTTGCTGCCAACAAATACTTAATTGAAGTTAATGGCTCAATGCTTGGTAGCGGAAACGATGCCTATACTTTCAATACACAATAAAATACATTTTCACATTTTTCCCCCCTTCCCTTTTGGGTTGGGGGGGTTTTTATTTAAATGTACTATATAGTATATAGGAGAAATGTGATGAACCCACGTAAACGATTATGGATGAAAAATAAGGCTCGTGCCCAACACGCAGTGACAGAGGTTGATACCGCTGTGGCGCCAGTGGTTACTGAAACGCCGGTGACGGTAGCTCCAACGGCTATTCCAATAGCCGAAGCAAAGACAAAAACCGTTAAGAAAGCGCGGAAGCCCCGAAAGACCAGGAAGACGACCAAGAGACCCGCTAAGACTGTGACCACTCCTACTTGAGCGACCTTTTTAAGATCCTAAAAGAACCCCCAGTCTCTCTGGGGGTTTTGTTTTATAGAGCACTATTTACACAAGGAGGGAGCCTAAATGCCAACTAATTTAAATCCACGATCTCAAACGAGTGCGGTTATCTTAACTTCTACGGGATCGGCTAGTCAAGTCGCATCGGCATTGCCCTTCGGCATATATACGGGTTCCGCCGATTTTTTGTCAGGCGCAGCGGTCCAGGTAAACTACACATATAAGAAACTTGGTGGCGATGTGGTTGATATTGAACTCACGCCGGCTAATGTATATGCCGCTTATGAAGAGGCGGTTTTAGAATATTCTTATATCGTCAATCTTCATCAATCTAAAAACGCTCTTTCCAATATGTTGGGAGAGCAAACAGGCACCTTTAACCATTTGGGGGTTCTACAAGGTACTAGCCCCACGAGCGCAAGTCTAAAATATCCTCGTTTTACAACGGGACACGCTAAGCGCATAGGTGATGGATCAGCAGCCGTCGCAGGCTTTGGAGGGACTGTTCAGGAATATTCAGCTTCGTTTAAACCCGCCCAAGATCAACAAGATTATGATCTCCAAACGATTATTGCAGATGCTTCTTCTACGGGAGTTGATGATGGCGGTACAGCGGTTCTCTTCTCCGGTAAGGTAGGGGATAAAAGAGTCATTATAACCAAGGTCTTTTATCAATCTCCCCGTGCTATGTGGCGATTCTACGGCTACTATGGAGGCGTTGGAGTGGTAGGCAACTACTCGACATATGGACAGTTTGCCGACGATTCTACGTTTGAAATTATTCCTACATGGCAAAATAAATTGCAAGCTGTAATGTATGAAGACTCAATTTATACGCGAACCTCTCATTATTCATATGAGATTATTAATAACAACTTACGCCTTTATCCCAATCCAAGTTATTGGGACTTTGGCGATTTAAATAGAATTTGGGTAAGGTTTTATGTTGATAATAATTCGTGGGATGAAGATCCAAATTATCGAAGTGGTGTAAATGGCATTAATAACATGAACACGCTTCCGTTTGATAATCTCCCTTATGAAAACATTAATGCAATCGGGAAACAATGGATTCGTAAATATGCATTAGCAGTGTGTAAAGAAATGTTGGGTCAAATTCGAGGTAAATTTACTACATTACCGATTCCCGGCGAAAGCGTGACGTTAAATCATTCAGAGCTATTAGCACAAGCCAAAGAAGAGCAATCGACTTTGCGAGATAAATTAAGAGAACTTTTGAAGGAAATGGAGTACTCCATACTTACAAAGACAGATCAAGAAATGACAGAGGCCGCAGCAAATGTTCTGCGTGCATCCCCCTTACCAATTTTTGTAGGATAACTAATGAATGGCTGATGAATGGAAGCGCAATACATCCCCCCCTCCTCCACTTTTTCTCGGCAAAAAGGAACGCGACCTTGTTAAACAGGTTAACGATGAGCTTATCGAAAAAGTCATCGGACAACAAATCCTTTACTATCCTATTGATTTGGAAACAACGGATTTTCATGAATTATATGGCGAGGCAATAGAGAAAACTTATCTTCCTCCAATTCGTGTTTATGCCTTGGTGGAATTTACTGATTATTCTACCCAATATATGGAAAGTATGGGAGTGGATAAATCTTGGGAGATCAATATCCATTTTCACAAGCGGCGCTTAGAAGAAGATCAGGATCTATATGTAAGAGAAGGCGATTTTGTATTATATGGCGATTATTATTACGAAATTGTTAAGCTCACCGAACCTAAACTATTGTTCGGCCAAGCGACTAGAGAATTTGAAATCGCCGCTAGATGCGTGAGAGCAAGGAAGGGACTATTCGATGCTACCTGATAATTTTGATTTTGCAATGCTGCCGCCCCCTGGCAATTATAATTTATATGAGATAGGTATGCTAGCGTCTACCATAGAAAACATTGATTTTGCTATTACTTCATGGCTGAAAGAAGATTTAAATTTAAGCGCCACTCGTAACGATGGTTTTACATCTGTACCTGTCTTGTGGCAGGCACCCGAAAGAGCATACCAAATTAAGCATAACAAGGCATTAAGAGATGACGCCGGCGCTTTAAAATTGCCTCTTATTTCCATTGAAAGAACAGGCATAACAAAAGACCCCAATAGAAAAGGAGCTTTTCAAGCCAATTACTATTCGAAAAATCGAAACGGGCGCTCTGGTCGCTTAGTCATCGCGCGCCGAATAGTGGAGGACAAGACAAGAAACTATGCCGTCGTAGGAAATACTCGTCAGGCCAATTACACATCAGGAGATTATCAACGGTATTTTCCGCGTGTTAACAAGAGGATTGTCATTCAATCTCTTTCCATCCCTATTCCTGTTTATATAAATATAGATTATAAAATTGTTGTCAAGACTGAATATCAGCAACAAATGAATGAACTGGTAGCCCCCTTTATGGCGCGAACGGGACAAATTAATGCCTTCACAATGAAACGCCATGGCCATCTCTATGAAGGTTTTATTGATCAGGGGTTTACCCACAACAATAACGTAGCAAATCTCAGTGAAGAATTAAGACTATATTCTTCCGAAATTACTATTCGTGTTTTGGGATATCTTATTGGAGAAGGCGAAAATGATGATCGCCCACTCGTAAGAATTGATGAAAATGTGGTAGAATATCTCTTTCCGTCTGAAAGCTCAGTTCCTGAAGATGACGAGAATCTTTTTCTTCCATAAGCGAATCCTTTTGAGATTGAAAATACTATTTAATTAATGATTGTACCTACTTTTAATATAAGGAAACCCACCCATGTCAGTAAGAAGTTTTAAATTTGTATCTCCTGGAGTCTTTATAAATGAAATTGATAATTCTTTTATCCCTGCCTCTGCCCCTCTAATTGGGCCCGTAGTAATCGGTAGAGCCTCCCGCGGCCTGGGAATGCAGCCGGTAACTGTTGAATCCTATTCCGATTTTGTTCGAATGTTTGGTGATACAGTTCCTGGCAATGGAACCGGCGATGTATATCGCGACGGAAATTATCAGTCTCCGATGTATGGGACATACGCAGCCAAGGCATTTTTGAATGCCAAAGTTGCTCCGCTTACTTATGTGAGGCTGCTGGGACAACAAGACGCGAATAACGATGCGACTACGGATGCCCAAGCTGGATGGAAAACTGATAATGATGTAGTTGAAGCTGGTGGCCTCCTAGGCAATGGTGGCGCTTACGGATTATGGGTATTTGTTTCCCAATCTTCTAATAGCACAGTAAACGTAGGCACCCAAGCCCAAAATATTGGTACAGGTAGCTTAGCGGCCATTTGGTATTTAAATAGTGGCCGGATTATGTTAAGTGGTGGTATGTATGGTGGTGCCCCCATTAGCCCCGAAGGCAACGCTAATACAGCTTCATTAGGAGCAGCAATTGGTACTGATAGTAATGGATTATTTACGGTAACCATCACAGGCTCAGTGAACAACAGTGAAGAAACAATTCAATTTAATTTTGATGATTCTTCTGAAAACTTTGTTCGCAAAAAGTTTAACACTAATCCTCAATTAGCTGCTAGCGGATCTTTTTATCCGCCACGTACGAATGGTTCGGGATCGGAAAGAGATTATTTCCTTGGCGAATCGTTTGAGCAAGATTTACGATGGAAGGGATTGAACACCGGCGTACTTATGGGTGTCATGATGCCTATTGCACTGGTTAATACGGTAAGCACGGGCCCTCATAACTTGAAAGGCCAAGCTTCACGCGAAGCCCGCGCAGGCTGGTTTATTGGCCAAGATTTGGGTACTCCCGGCAGTTACGTACCGTTTAACCAGCAAAAGCTTTTTAGATTGATTGGCCGCGGCCATGGCTCATGGTTGCAGAAAAATGTTAAAGTTTCTATTGAAAAGATTCGAGCATCTTCGACAACTAGTTCCGAATATGGCACCTTTTCCGTAGTGCTGCGTCAATTTACTGATACCGATAATAGCGTAGTGGTACTCGAACGATTTGACAATTGTAATCTGGATCCGAGTTCACCTAATTATGTAGCGCGCAAAATTGGAAATCAATATCAGACCTGGGATACCACAAATTTGCGATTGAGGCTTTACGGAGCATATCCTAACGAGTCTAGATTTGTTTATGTGCAGATGAATGATAGTGTAGATCAGGGTGCATCAGATGCCACACTACTTCCATTTGGATATTTTGCACCTCCTCGCTTTACCAATATTGTCGATGTAACTGCAAGTGGCTCAGCCGCTGTGAGTTCTTTTGTTACGGGCGGCCTGGTCGCTCAATGTGGAGAGAAAGGTAATTATGTATCGGGCGGCATCGCAGTGGCCAGCTACATCCAGGTATCCAGCCGACTCACGGCCTCCTTTACTTTCCCCAGTGGAAATATGCGAGTTTCAGCGAGTGACGGCGGACTGAGTGACCCACGTAATGCCTACTTCGGTTTCAGCACTTCCCGCGATCAGACATCGACTCGTTCGGATAAGAGCGCTGCCGATTGGCTTAATTTACTGTATGTAGACTTCCCCGATGATCCTACCGCAGCTTACGAGCCAGCAACCGGTGTTCGGGGATGGGCGGAGGTCTTTTCGATGGACAATCTGAGTTCATCTTCTGATGGAACTTATGTGTATCAATCTGGATCCCGCGCTGACGGAACGTCTGAGACTTCTGGTTCTTATGTGGATTTGGTAGATGCAGGCTACGATAAGTTTACTGCACCTTTCTGGGGAGGCTTTGACGGGTTTGATATCAAAAAGCCAAATCCGATTTACAACAAAGGCATCCCCGGCGCCGGCGGATCGGGAGCGGGCACAGGCACTAATCTTAATAGTTATGTGTATTACACAATTAAGAGAGCTATTGATACAGTGGCGGATCCTGAGTTTATCGATATGAACCTGTTAACGGCCCCCGG